CGTGTGTGAAAGCACACGGGGATACCGAGCACCAAAGCCCCTTCTACACAGCTTAAGCTAAACAGAACCGTGACGGTCCCACTTAGCCAGGCTTCAGCCAAGCGACGAAAGACTGTCACCGACTGTATAGAAGACTCTGTATAGAAGCTCGTACGCCATCTTTCCAAAGGTACTCCTCAAAAGGGAACTCATTGTATAGAGCATTAAACCGCTTTATTTCACGGTAACCTTGAGAGGATTATAAGGGACCTACACCTGATAGCACACTCGTTGTATAGAGTAATTAACTTGCTTTATTTCACAAGAACTGTCAGGTATAGGCCACCATACAGCCTTTCGGACGGACTCGTAAGTTAAAATCTTCGAACACTTCCCCACCTCCTTGGTGAGGGGTGAGAAAATGTTCACTCCAGCAAAGGAGCTACGTTTTCTAGAAGATGATGACTACTAAGTCCGCCTGCAGGGATCTGCTATGGCTTCCCTAAGCCTCAGGAAAGTGGATAGGCGCACAAGGAATTCTAAAACAGAATTTCTGGTGCCCGCGAGACTACTCATCCTTGCGGATGGCACACACCGACCGGTCTGGTAGCCGGTTCAGTGACCGCATCCTAAGATGAGCACTGGTCCACCTAAGGATAGGAGACGTAGGCAAGTAAGCACTCAAATAGTTACGTGGTAAGCGCAACCATAAGAACGCTCACTGCCACCAGAACTGTTTGGGTAGCTCAACCCCACCTATGAGCCCTCGGGCTCCCCTCGGTCAACAGGTGGAAGCCGTATTACCGGCCCGGATGGGATCCGGACAGGTAACACGACTCTCCGTACCTCGCGAGTAGGTGATGTCTCCTCCTGAGGAACCGCTGCTCCCCCCTGGATTGCGGGTGCCCAAATGTTCTTCTCAGCGAAATCCCGACTAACGTCGAGAATAGCTTTGACTAACATTGAGTCCGCAAGCGAGAGAGAATGGGCGGCTCTCATGGAGAAAACTCCCTTGCTAACAAAGTACTTTGAGACTCCTACGTTTAAGTAGGATTCCTCAGTTACTTGTTGGCCTTCATCCCAACCCGCAATGGCTTGAAACTCTCGAGTTGAGTGGCGGGTAATACCCACCGCTCTGCCGAAGGTCTTATTAAGGACCATGGCACTCTCAAGGATCATTCCATTGAGGACGAGGATTAAGGGGGAATTCTTCCCAAGAGCCTTTCGGTAGGACTGGACATCCAAGCCTGGGCATTTCTTAAAGAGCATGCCGTTCAGCTTGGCGCTGATACGATATGCATCCTTTTGGAAACGCCCAAAATCTCGTTCGACGAGCCGTTTCGCAGCCTCGATCCTGATCAGCCTCATAAGCTGATTAGAATCGAGCCCTTCTACGGATAACCGGAGAAGGTGCTGCGAGACAGGGATACCGAAGTAATGCTCAACTCTTTCTAAGAGCAGAGCATGATCTCCCGTATTCTTGGCTTGCGCCAACGCGTCGAACACCATATACAACTTAATGACTCGCTCGCTTTGTGCGGGCTTACCAAAAAGGCGGTATATGGCTGAGATTAGTTCCGGGTGCCTTCCTATCTCTAGGTCCCAACCATGGCCACGCTGCGTGCTTAGATAGTTGTGCAGAAGTGAATAACGCTTCCACACACTACTAAACCCAGCAATACTAAATCCTGTGACCTCCAGCCCTTTATGGAACCATCTCTTAGCGAATTCGAAAGTGTCATTAGACACATGCGTCTTCTGCTCGGAAATGGGCATATCGAGCTGGGATAGCAGGAGCTTGTATTGCTGTGCAACAGCTGCATTGGCAATCACGATATCATCTCCGAGTAAGCAGTAGCTGGTGAAATGCGGGAAACCCGCACGTAACGCAGCTACGCGAACTATGAGATGATGAGTGAGAGCCATTGCTGGCCATGATGAGTAGGCCCCCATTGGTTGTCCACAGTTATATTTAACTGACGGATTTCCTTTGGAGGTGTACTCATACCCAGTTAGGATGTGAGCCCAGGCCGCCGCTCTTTCCTCACCCACAATTCGACTGATCACCCGTCGCTGCAGAGCGATGGGCATCCGGTCGGTTGCGTTTGAAAGATCGAGCGAGTGGAAAGGACTGAGAGGTAGGATCCGTGTAAAGGACCCTTGGTCAAAGGTACAGTCAGGACCTATCTTCCTAAGCATACGGTTCATAACCATGTGCAAAGGTCGAAGGGCTGATTGTGACCAATAATCAAGGATCGCAATAACACGGGTCTTTCCCTCTTTATCACTGAAGTAGGACAGCTTCCTGAAAGAAGAGGTCTTAGGCGGAAATAAAGTGGCCCATACGCCAGCCAAGCTCAGATCGCCGAAACGGCCAACAATCAAGGCATCTATCTTATCGCCCAGGCTAGTACCCGCGAGTAGTCGAATATTATCGATCAACTCCAAAGGTAATAGCGTAAGCTCTGAGACAGACGTCAAGATTGCTTGTCCCAACGGTCCTGACTTGGTGGACATATGGAACCTGCTAAATTCAGCCTTAGTAGGCCAGATACCCAATTGGCGGGCGGCATGGTTGAACTCCTTCTCTGTTATAGAGTCGGAGCCCTTCCATGGTGCCACAATTGGTGTTACATCGAGAACCGCCGGAAGGTGTATTCCTCGAAATGACACTAAAAGCGTCATCAAGAGTTTTATCCCCTCAGCGGACGATGTCAGCACTCAAAGGTCTGATAGCCAAACTGGCCATCCTTCCTTGAGTGCTACCTGGTCTACCGCGTCTAATGGATGTCCTGTGATATAGCGGGTCACCGCCAAACGTGTCGTTTTGACATATTTGACAGTGAACGCTAGACCACGTTCATCAACTAAACGTAAGACATTCTTAAAGTAAGCTTCCACCAGTGGTCGATTTATAACCATCTGCTCAGACAAGTAGAATGTTAAGATTAAAGTGGTTAACTCCACTATTTGTCGCAACATTCTATTATTGTTTGTAGCAATTTAGTTATTAAATTGGTACCTGACCCGTGGTCTCCTCACCTCCTATGGGTGTAGGGGGCTAGCCTTCCCTAGGATGAGGTTGCGACATCTCTGGATCTTGGAGACGTCGGGGCCAGTCATCGTTAAGCCTTTCAGGAGTGATGAACTCCGGGTTTGATGCTGATTGACCCAGCGTTCCCTCCAAATCTAGAGCATTACTCGCATACCACATTCCTTAGCGGAGAAGCTAGTGCGCTTACCAGGCGCCTTCGCCTCTACACCTTGGGTGGGATAAGCAAGCGTTGCAACAAACAACGTAATGACCATTCGGCACGAACGATCACTCCGTGGTTTCTAGGGGGAACTCTATTAACGATGGTTTAGATCGTCAACAGCCTTTCGGTGGGGAAGAACCGTAGAATCGGACACGGGGTCGCCAACCAGGTGATTCCTAGTCAGTTTCTGCGCACTTCTCTTTCGATAGGTGTTGAATCGTGTCTTAGCTTGGTTCTTGCCCAAATC